TGACGTTGGATCAAGCTCCTACAAAGTAGTGCGAGGAATGAAACCCAATGTCTTCGAGATCTACTGTAATGGTGAGGTCTTGAATCAGGACGCGGCCACACGCGACTATCAGAACACACTCGAACAACAGATCTTGAAACTTAACTACAAGACATTTACGCAGGTAGTTATACTTGGTTCTGCTAGCTTTGTTCCGTTCATGCAGCTTCCAGCTCATTCGCGAAGAGAGGTCATCGAAGACATTCTTGACATATCAATATTCTCCGACATGAACACCATTCTGAAGACCAGAATAGACGAGACTAAAACCGAGTTGAAATACTTAGAATCTAAGATAGATCTTCTTAAGTCTAAAACTTCTTCTCAGAAGAGACTCATAGAGTCGATGGTGTCTTCTAAACAAGATCAGTTAGATAAACTGCGACAACAGATAAGAGAAAATGAAGACAACATATCGCTTAATTTAGAAAAGCACTCTCAGTTGACTGAAAAGATTAGTGCTCTAATGGAAGAAATGAATGACGAAGAGCAAGTAGCTAAGGACGTTAAGAAGTTAACTACTATGCGCGAAAAAATCTCTAGTGGTAAAGAACAACTAGAAGAAAACTTATCGTTCTTTGAGAACAACGAAGTGTGTCCATCTTGTTCTCAGGGAATTCCACATGAGCACAAGAGCAAAATCACCGAGTCTCTACTCAAGAATATATTCGACAGTGAGAAGAAGATCAACACTCTTGAGGAAGCATACACGACCCTTGCAGATCGTCAAAAGAGATTGAGTGATATCAACAAGGAAATGCTGGCACTTAACGTTCAGTGTAACTCCCTCATCGCTTCAAATAAGACTTACAAACAGATGAACGAAAAGCTTGTGCTTCAAACAGAAGAGATAAAGGAAGACGTCGGAGACATTGATGAAGAAAAGAGTAAGCTTCAACTTCTCGCGGCCGAGGCGCTATCTTTCATAAAGAGAAAGAACTCCCTTCAAGAACAAAAGAGCGTTCAGGAAGTAGCCGCAATCCTCCTAAAGGATACCGGAATCAAAACCGCAATTATTAAGGAGTACCTACCCGCGATGAACAAGTTAATCAATAGCTACTTGAACGCTATGGATTTCTACGTTCATTTCGAGTTAGATGAGGCGTTCAACGAGAAGATCAAGTCTCGCTTTAGAGACGAGTTCACATACGCTTCCTTCAGTGAAGGCGAAAAGATGCGTCTAGACTTGGCTATATTGTTTACGTGGAGACAAATAGCTAAGATGAAGAACAGCGTTAACACGAATCTTCTAATCCTAGACGAGATCTTTGACTCTAGTCTAGACGTAGCAGGAACAGACTACTTCCTATCAATCATGGAGTCATTTGGCGACAAGCAGAACGTATTCGTAATCTCGCATAAGGCAGACTCCCTCGTCGATAAGTTCAAGAATACGATTAGGTTTGAGAAGAGAAACGACTTCTCAGTAATAGCATAAAGAACAAGGGGATCCGAAGATCCCCTTTTTGTTACTTGATCTGATCGGCTCGATCAGCTATATCTTTATCTCCTCGAACCTCGATGAACACCGGGAGGAAAATTGATTCCTCTCCCTGCTTGTTCTTGATTCGAGCGTTGTACTTCACCGAGACGATTTTGTTAAGATAAAAATCTGCATCTACGCGTTGGTCGTCCTTGAAGCCAGATCCAACGTCGGCTTTTACGACTCCATCCTCAGATTCGCAGATAAGGGCGCCGAGCATGCCGGTGTACTTTCCAGTACCGGGTTGAATTCCAACCACTCGAAGTTCGCACTCAAGTTCACCTTTAAACTTGATCTGATGCTTGGCTCGCTTGTCTTCCCATACACCATTCAGATCTTTGAGAATAATTCCCTCTTGGCCTTCAGCAAGGTAAGAGTCAAACGTCTCTCGAGCTTCATCAGGCGTTCCCACGACCTTATGCTCAACGAGTCGAATTTTACCCGACAGAGGAAGCTTCTTAAGAACGTCAAACCTAGTTTGGTAACGCCAATCACAATAACCGTTGGTAAAGTCTTCATATGGAATTATGTCCCATAGAGTAGCGCAAACTCGCTGAGCTTCAGCGGCCGAGATCGTTCCTTTTACAGCCTTGTTTAGAATGCCGTTTCCGGTCTGGCGATCAAGATATTTATCACCGCTTTCTACTACAAGTTCACCATCGAATACAATATTTTTGCCATCGGCCAAGGCAATAAATTCCTTGGTCAGATTTCCTCGCAGATCGATTTGCTTTCCGTTCCGCGAATAAAAAGTGCACTCGCCTTCGACGACTACAGCATTAAATCGCATCCCGTCCATCTTGAGTTGAACCATCGCGGGAAACTTGATCTTGTCTACGAGCTTTTGATCGTAACCCGAAGCAAGCATACACGGGTATTCATGAATCAACTTTGACCAGATCTTGTTTGCGGTTGACTCGGAAGCGCCACACTTGAGATCCTTACCAATGATACGTTCGATGACTTGAGCGTTATCGGGTCCAACAGATTTCAGGATGTATGTGAGGTGTTCGATTCCTCGATTGCCCGTGAATTCGCGAGTGGCGAGACGTTGGATTTCTCCAAGCGCGTATTCCAGCGTATGCACTTTACTAGATTGTGTATACCCGGGAATCTTGCGAATGTAGAACTGAGTAAACGGATCGTATGCGAGAAAAAAGACTCGCTTCAACGTCTTGTTGTCCTTTTCACGTTTCAGAATTGCTTCCTTCTCGAGGCGAGAAGAAGTGGAGGCAATTTCATTTAGAATGTCAATGATCATAAGTGAGTTCCCTTAGGCGTTCTGAAGCTTGCGCTCGTCCTTCTTTTGCACACGAGCCTTTTGACTATTGTGCTTCGTGTTCTTGCAGCGAACCAGAACTCGGTTCACCTGCTTGCGTTCAAATTGAATTCGTGCCCAAGACATCATTTTGCTCCAAAGTGTTCTTTGATCCATGTGCTGGGGTATTTACCCACTTCTTCGAGGTATTCCACAGGACAGTTATCTGCCAGCCTGGCGCATTCATAAATCAATAGCTCGGCGAGCTTTCGTGTGTTCACGACACCTCGGCCATGATCCCAGCATTGGGCTTCCAGCTCACTGATTCGTTTGTGCATGTCGCCCTGCTCAGCCCTTTTCAGGGGAGTTGGCGCTGGCGGAGCAATTTTCCAAGCAGTCATATATTTACCTCTCTGATTACCATTCACTTTTGAAAGAAGTCAACGACGCGATTGGTTTGAGTATCGATTACTTGTGCTAGGATGAACTGTTCATCAAGTTGGCCTTTGGCGAACATCCGGGCTTCGTCAAGTTCTTCGAAGTAGATAGTCTCATCAGTCCAGGGATCGGTAGCGCCATAGCAGGTACCATCAGCATCTTGCAGTTGAATGTAGAATTCGGTCATTTCGGTGTTCCTTTGTTTGCCGATGTAGCCATTATACATCAAAGACGAATTAACCGGAATAGTTGACCGTTTTAGTCAACTATTTTGCCCTCAAGATCTAGCAAGCGCTAGAAAATGGCCTTCGGGAGCCATAAACCGCACATAAGTTGTTGATTTATATAGGGGTGGCAGTGCGTACGGGATGCGTTTGTCATTTTGTGGTAGCTTATACATCGGGGCGTGCTCGACGTCCCGTACGTACGGGCATTTCACCCACGTCAATCTGATTTCCACGCCCAGTGTACGGTCGCCCAGTCTTCTAAACATTCTTCAAAGCAATAGTTCTCGTCTACGTGAAATCTTCCGAACTTCGAGCACATCATGTCGTACCAGTAAGGCCAGTACTCTTTACGTATCTCTTCTTCAGACATAGTCACGACACGGCCACCAGTAGAATCAAATTCATTGTAAGAAAAGTAGCGCATTAGTAATACCGTTTTTGCATGTACTTAGAGATAGCTTCATCGACGTTTTCGACGCCATTGATCTCGCAAAACTTTCGAAGGTTTTCCTCTTCTTCCTGCGCTGTGAAGATTGCGTTGTGAATCGAAAGGTATCCCGAAAGCTGAGCCCTAGCATAAGCCTCAGGTCCAAAGCCAAAGGTGTCGTAGAGAACTCCTCGATAAGATCGTCCTTCTTCAATCTCACCTTTATAGATTCGACGAGACACACAGCAAAGAGCCTTCAACTGATCTTCCTCACTGAGTCCATCCCACCACGCTTCTTCTTCTTCCTCGATAGCCTTCATTGCTTTGGTGAAGGCTTCGGATGCGGTCGCCAGCGCTTTCATTGCTTTTTCCCTTTGTTCGTCCATGTTCACCTCAGTGTGGAGATTCAAGTTGATCTAGTACGTACTCACTGACTTTCTCTGGATCGTTAGTGTAGACGTTGAAGGGAGTCTTCATGTCAAACGCTTTGTTAG